GGTTGTTTGTCCTAATCCGAGCAAAGCGGTCGGTGTCTGCGGCGTTGAAACCGAACGTCCCATTTGCCACGAATGTGTTCTCTACTATTCGATTAGGGTTTCGACCCGCAGCATCGAAAACCTTCCACCCTCCGCTTGTGTTTGCGTAGAAAGTATTTCCGGCCGCTGTCGCATTGTTTGAATTAGATATTTGTTCAACTCCCCATCCGCCGTTTCTGTAGATGAGCGAATCAATCAGATAGCAATTCTGCCTGTCGAGTCGCCATCCGTTGCTCGTGTTGTGGTGGATTTTACCGCTGAAGAAAAAGAGCGAACCACGGTTGGCCCCCGAATGGTTTATGCCATGCCCGCCCGCGCCGGTGACCTCGCAGTTACTCATATACCAGTCGTTTCCGCGTACATAGAAACAATCTGCAGCGGCGTCTTTGAAAATACAATTGATGAAGGTGGTGAATTCCGTGCCGTCTGTGCCATCGTTCAAGTAGCAGTTTGTTGCGACATCATTCGCGTCGAACGTGACGCCGGTCCATCTGTAGTAATCAAAAGCCGGAGCGTGTTCGACGATCGCACCGATCGAAGACGAAGTGGTGATCGTGTACCCGTCAGAAGCAGCGGATCCGTCCGCAGCGTAGGAGATCAAGTCGATTGGAGCATCTGCGGTTCCTTGCGTCGTGTCGAGGTCAATGACCGCACTGATCGTTTCCGTCGCGGACTTGCAGAGCCGCACCTCGTCGCCAGCCGCAACCGTGTCGAGTGCCTTTTGAGTAGTCGCCCACGCAGTACCGAACGCCGTACCTGCGGCGACATCACTTCCAGCAGCGGGGTCAACGTAGTAGATCGCCATCAGGAAACCTCAATAGGCCGGACGCAAGCGTTCGACATCGCATCGACGAGAGCCTGATCTGCTGCAATCGTCGAGGTGATCGACATGAACGAGTTCACCAGTTTGCAGAACTCCGAATTCTTGAGCGGCAAGATTCCCTGAGCGGTTCGACCGTCGTCGATCAGTTCGGCTTCTTGACCGGCGACCGGCGTCAAGCCTGTCGATGCGTCAAAGGTTGCGAGACCGAGTGACACCATGACGGGAGCGATCTCGGCGACGACTGTCGAGGAGAGGTCGATACCCTTGAAGTAGTTCGATCGGAAGCGTTCCGAGTCTGGCCGAAGCGACTGCGAGACGAAGAGGTTCAGCGTTGCGTTGATCATGCGAGTTCTACTTTCAATTTGCAGGTGACACGGGTAACGGTGGCGATCGTGCCTCCGGTGGTGAATGCTAGGACATCTCCCTCGGCGACGGCGAGCGTCCAGCCGGAGAGTGTAGTGTCTCGATTGATGATCTTCGTCGCAAGTGCGATCGAACCGACCGCTGCCGAACTGCCGAGCGTCGTCGCGTCTGCGTCGGGATCGTACTTCGTGATCGTGATCGTGATCGCACCAGAGGCGTCGGCCACGAGGGTCGCAGCCTTGATAACTCCGGCACGCTCGACGGGAACATACACGACCTTGCCGGACTCGATCACTGATCCACCGCCGTCGAAGGTCACGCCGTGATCGACTCGCAGATCGATTTTGGTGTCGAGGATCGCGGTCGCGTTCCAGACCCCGGTCCCGATTGTTCCGGTCGTGACGAGGCTCACGTTCCCCGCTGTCGGCGATGCGCCGATGTCGCTCAAGACATCGGCGGCACTTCGACCTTCGACCGTCGTGCCGTCGATGCGAAGAAAGTCGTTGTCAGCCACGACCGCGTTCGCTTGAAGGACGTTGGTATCCGAGATGCCGACCGCCAAGACCGCAGCCGTTCCGAGTTCGAGGTTGTCGCGAGCGGTTGAGGCGCTCGCCAAGTCGCTAAGGTTGTTTGCAGCAACGAGATCGCCCGCACCAGTGCCAGCACCAATCGCCGTCCGGGCAGCAGCGGCGTCTGCGGCAACGAAGACCGCCTTGCCCACTGTAGTCCCACCAAGAACATCTTGAGCGGCGGCAGCGTCTACCGCTGTAATCACTCCGATCATTGCAGCAGCAGTGGCTCCGGTTCCGCCATCTGCAATTGCAAGTGTTCCTGTAATGTTTGACGCATCAAGCTTTAAAGCAATCTCTGTAGACTCAATTACAAGACCGCCATTAGCCTTTAGGTCTGCTGACACCGTTGCTGTGTAATCGCCAGAAGTGGTTCCTGACTGCGAAATATCAAGGCCATCCCCTGCCGTAATATCAACACCAGTAATATCACCACTGCCAGCCGAAAAGTAAGCGAGGCTTGTCCAAGCAGTTGAGCCGTCGCCAAGTTTTATTTTACTAGTGTCGGTTTCAATGGCAATCTCGCCAGCCGCCAGCGTTGGGTTGGTCGATGTCCATTGAGAGGCAGTGCCTCTCCGCAATTGAATTTGCACTGCCATTAAGGACTACCCCCGTCAAAAATTGACGATTCAACAAACATTTCAGAAAACTGCGCAAACGCTGACTGATTATAAACGCCACCATCAAGGACAACGCCGTCGTTGCTTGTAATTAACGACGCCACAACAACGTCAATTAAAGATGGGTATTCAACAATGCTCATTTACTTCTTTTTCGTTTTCTTCTTGGTTGTCGCTGGCTTCATTGCTGGCTTCATTGCTGGCTTCTTCTTCATCATTTTCTTCTTTGAACGCATGTGTAGCCCTTTCGGCTCGGGTGTTGACGTATTTCATAAACTGCTCCGTGCAGTTCTTGTAATAACCTTTGCTCATCAAATGAGCGCTTGCGGTTTCAAGATCGGTAAGTTCTTGAACAAAAACCATTGAATATTCTTCTTCAATTAACGGTTCCCAATTTGTCATCTCTTCTTCTGGTTGTCCCGTGTCAATTGTATCGTCGGGAACAAAAGACATAAGCGTCAAATTTTCATGAGCAAGATCGTCGTTTTGTTTCTCGCACCAACTAGACAGTTCTTTTTGCGTCTCGTCAATCACAACAATTACAATACTTGATTCTTGTGTTTCCCATTCGTCGCATACTTTTAACACATCGTCTCGCGAACCAAAGATGATTTTCATGTCGTTGTTAAGCCAAGCCGACATTGCGTACGGGCATGGCGGCAAGCCATTGAAATGGTCTGATGGAACGTTTAAAACATGTTGAATCCATCGTTTGATTTCTTCAACAATAATAGTTTCTTTTTTTGTTTTTAAATATTGGGTCATTCCATTCCTCCCATGTTAGAAACGTTTGGATCAGAACCCATCAGAAGGCGAATCATGTCGTCGTCTCTTCCTTGCCCAGTTTGGCCGCTTCGGCCTTCGCGAATATATCGCCGAGTCGTAACCGGAGGACTGTTAACCCTGTCTTGTGGGTTTTGCATCATTGCCATGTCTTCGTCGGTCATGATGCCAAGGATCTCGTCAAGCTCGGGCGTGTTGCTGTACTTGCTTACATAGTGCAAGAACTTCTTCATGTCAGGCTTAACACCCATTTGCATCATTTGCGGAGCCATCGGCAAAATGACGCCCTGCATGACTTCCATCATGCTTTGGACTCTTTCCGCCGGACTGCGGTCCTGCATCGAATATGGAGCAATATCAAGATCAAAGTCAATAAAGTCGGCTTCTCTTACTTCGGGACGAAAATCAGTTCGAAACTTAATGCCTGTGCCTTCAATCTCTTTGCTAAACGGATAGGTGCCAATCGGGTCGTAGTAAATGTATTTTGCAATAACTTCCATAACCTTTTTGACTGCGGAGGTTGTTCGCTCCTGCATGTCCACGATTTTCATGGAGCTTGCTTGCTTAAGCAAACGTTCCTGACCAAGAGTATCCGCACCCTTAGAAAGGCCACCAAGCGTGTCAAGGTTGCCACCGAGGTAACTAAACATGTCTTTAAGCTGAATCAAGAATGCAAGACTTGATTGATCTACGCCGCCAAATCTGGCTTCGCGAGTAGCTTCTGGTCTGTCTGATCGGATTGTGTCTCCGTCGTTTGACCTAACAATTCGTTCTCCGTCCTCTTCGGCACCGCCAGCAACAATGGTGATTGTTTTTTGCCGATTTGCTTGACGACCAAGCTTTCTAAACATTGAGTTAGAAAGATCGTTCAAATCAATCAAATGGGCAATTGGAGAAATTGGCATCAAGTTGCCGGGGACATCTCCATATCCAAGAATATGGTACGGGCCTTCTTCTGGTCCAGTCCAATCTCTTTCGGCAACTACGTTTTGCGGATCAAGACCGCCGTCATCTTGGGATTGAAACGTAACCATCTTGCGTTCATACGGAAGGTAGATATCCCAAAACTCTATGACTCTGTTTGTGTCGCGTCCTTGGTATCTGTCGCCGCCAATTGAAACAGATTCGATTCTTTCGTCGCCCTGCTCGTTGCTTGTGCCAATGATTGTTTCTTTTAGATTTTTGGTTTTGTCTCCAAACAAATCCGTTTCAATCACATACTCGTAAGGCAACTGGTATCGGTTACCGATGTACTGCGGCTGATCCCACTTAGACACCGTCATATCAACAACAAAGTCATCAAGGTCTACGGTTTCAGCAAACACCGAACCGGAGTCCCTAAAAATGCCTTCAAGCTCTGCTGCGGTTTCATCACTTGGCGACAGGCCAACTTTCATGATGCCTACAGAAAACAATGCGTCTGTAACCCAAGATGAAAGCGTGTTTTCAAAACGCATCTCTTTAAGAACCTTGTTCATTACGATTTCAAGGTCTAGGGCCAGCCCTCTGTTTTCAGAAGAGTTAGATTGAATTACAACCCGAGGGGCAGATGCTGCAAGCTGTCGTTTGTAAACAGAGATAGCCATCTCAAGAAAGTTAACTGGCATTCGCTCTGGAGCAGCCTCATCGGTGTAATGAGCGCCGGTGTAAGCCTTTACCGCAGCAAGACGCTGACGCCTAAAAGGCTCCAACTTACGACGAGAATATTCCACTGCTTCAACAAGCTTTTTGTTTGTTAAGATTCTTGCCATTTACCATTGCCCTGTTTTAGTCGTTGTTTTTTTATCGCTAGATATTTTGCGACGATGAAGAAAAGAATCTTCCGGGATAACTTCAATTTGTTTTTTTACAACCGGAAATTTGCTCATCGCTTTGCAAAGCAACGCATCGGCTGTAGGTCGATCACCATGATTTTCTTTCGCACCAGAAGGATCAAGCTTGCTTAAACTTCTAGAATGGGTGATCCAACCTGTTGCTGCATAAATGATTTCTCTGCATTCGTCAAGTGCGGGTCGAGATCGGTTGATGAAAGACCCATTACTTAACGCTCTTCGGTATTCACCGTAAACCGATCTTTTCTCGTCTTTTGTAGGCCACCAGCCGGGAATGTCTGTTTGTTTTTTGCTTCTGCTGGCTTCGTTTGTTCGGTAATAAATATTTCTATACCCTAACTCTAGCACAACATCTCCAAAATTCCTTCCGGGACCGGGTGCTTCCCAGATCAAGAAAGCTCCGATGTTGTCCGATCCTTTGAACCAGTTCGCAAGCGCAACCGCATAACGCCCGAGTTGGTCCGGTCGAGTCCTTGGGTCACAGAACTCGGCCACCTTTTCACCCGTTCGGCAATCACCAACCGAAATAACCGAATTGGAAGCGCCCGTGCCTGTTGCGATATCGACACCAATGGCAAATTTTCGGTCAGATGGCATTTGGTTCTGGGCATCGTGGTGAATCCACAGCTGAAGCCGCCCATTGGGGCTGGCGGTAAAGCCTGTCACCCTTCCTCGATCGTCAAATTCCAATTCTCCTTTTAGGTACGGTGGAACAACGTAGTTGTTGACGTGTTTATTCAATTCTGCCGGGTCAAAGAACTGGTAATCACTAGCCGCGAAGTCAATATCTAGTTCCTGAGCAATCTCCTGCGGGTGAGCGCAGCGTTTGCATTGCTCGTCATACCAAGGGCTGCGGGACTTTTTGCCGTCCATATACAAGCCCTTGGACTTTTCAGGGTGAAGTGTCCAATGAAGACGCCATTTTTTGATGTCTTCTAGTCTTGTTAGGTCAAAAAACGCCCCGCTAGTGCCAGCAGGGGTCGAATTGAAGATTCGGCAGTTTGTGGCATCACGAGTAGACGACAAAGCTCGATAACTCGCGTCTAGCTCAAATGCCGCGTATTCGTCCAAGGCAATAGCGGTACGCCGGTCACCACGGGCCACGTCCCCAGTCGTCGATTCGCCGTCAATATTGCTTCCATTATCATCGTTGGTCAGCCGCAGCTTGGTCCGGGTCATATTTGGAAGCAGCCATTTGGGTTGATTCTTATGCAAGAAGTCAATCTTCCAAAATAAGCTCTTGGGATTACCCGGCTTATCGACATAGTCCTCGTTTCTGCTG